GGTTGGATTAAGGGTGGCGAAGGTATGTTAGATAGGTTCGTCAATGACTATGGAGACTATGGAAAGGCATATTTTGTGCCTGAAAGTTTCCTCAACAAAATAACAGAAATGGAGGGTTATATATGAGTATGAAAGCATTTTCGTGGGCAATGTCTCAGCAAGTGGGAGATCCAACAACTAAGTTGGTGTTGCTTATTATTTGTGATCATTTTAACGATAGTAGAGGGTTTGCTTATCCCTCTCAGGAAAGACTAGCTGTATTTGCAGAGTGTTCTGAAAGGACAGTTAGAAGGCACATAAAAAGTTTATTAGATATGGGGTTTATTGAGGTCGTATCTACACCAAATTTGGCAAATAAATACACAATCCCTGCCCTAAAAATGGAGAGGACAAAATGTCCTACCCAATCAAAAAACAAAAAATGGGAAGGACAAAACACGTCAAATGGGAAGGACAAGGCTGACCTCCGATCCCTTAATAACCCTTATCTTATATCTAATAAATTAGATATAAGCGACAATTCCACAAAAACTTATGGAGATTTGGTTTATCAAGATCATCTACAGTGGCTTGCAAAACAAGATTGCGGGATTAAATATCCACGACCTTTTTTGGGTAAGTTGAGAGAGATGATTAGGGGTAAATCGGGAATGTCTAATGAGAAGGTTTACGAACATCTTCATAACTTATTTTTGGAAGTGCAGGAAAATCCAAAAGGTGATCTGCAAAGTTATTTAATGGCTTCAGCTAAATCGATAAGTGAAAGATTTGATAAGCCAAAAGAATTAAGTGAGAAGCAACAAAGTTATATTCAAAGTGTCATAGATCAGGTTTATAAGAAGAAAGATATGCCAAGCTATGCAGGCACAGATTTTCATAGGTTAAGGGAAAGGTGCGAGAAAGCTATGCTTGAGGGCAAGATGCAATCTATTTTGGATGAGTATGATATTCGATGAGAAAGAAGAAAGTACCAAAAGAGGAAAGAGTTTTACCTACTCCTGAGTTTCTCAAGAAGCATGAAGTTGTTGAGAAGGAGACTAAGAGAGCGGGTGAGAAGTTGTTATATGTTACTGATCAGTTGTGGATTGATACTTATTTTAAGAAGGGTGTTATCAGCTATGATCAGTATCAGACTGCTCAGAGGTTATTGGGTTTGTATATGGCTTCAGGGCGAAATCAGAGGCTTACAGCGACATTATCGGATAGGTTGGGCGGTATTAGTCTAAGTGGGGATTATGATCGATCTGAGGTCGCTATGATGGATTTTATTAAGGTGGCTAGAAGAATGGGTAAGAGGAGTTTTAGCATTGTTCAGGATGTTGTTATTCACAATTATTCGGCTAAAGAGTGGGCAATAAAAAACCGCAGAAACGAAAAAGCCTCTGCGGAGATATTAAGGTTGAGTTTAGATGATCTAGAGGATGCCTTTAAGAAACTCTCCTGATTTGGTGGTGACTGTCTATGTCATCGTTTAGCTCGTCTAGAAGGCTTTTGAATGATGTTAAACGTCTTGTCAGGTCGTTACAGTGCCTTCTTGATAGTTCGTCTTCTAAGAACTCTATGTTTCGCTTTGTGTAGTCTCTGACTAGCTGAAGGTCGAATAGGTTATAGATCTTCTTCATTAGCTGAATACCACTAATGCTAGATAGGCAGTTCCAAACATCATTATGAGGAAGGATATTTCGGCTAAACAAGTTAAAATGAATTTCATAGGTTTCTCCAATATTAAATTACTTATTGGGTATATAGTGCATTATATTAGAATATATGTAAAGAGGTATTGCATTTAAGCTCTGTCTTTGGTACAACTTGTATATGATTGAATTAATTGGCACTAGATGTAGTGTTTAGCCTTACAGAGATGTAAGGTTTTTTTATTGGTGCTTCATGCAGTCAAAGAAAAGAAGTTTCGTTGAAGCTGTTACAAATGTCTTAGTTGGATATTTAGTTGCAGTAATTTCAAATTTAATTGTACTGCCTTTGTTTGGCTATCAAGTCAGCTTGTTTGATGGATTTGCTATTGGGGTAGTGTTTACAGTTATAAGTTTAATTAGGTCTTATATGATTAGAAGGGTGTTTAATTACTATGATTAAATTTCCTGATAAAAAATATAATATAATTTATGCTGATCCTGCTTGGTCATATAAAGACAAAGCATTAGCAGGCAATAGAGGTGCAGGCTGTAAATATCCTACACAGTCTGCTGATTGGTTAAATTCATTGCCAGTAAAAAAAATTGCTGACAAAAATTGTATTTTGTTTTTATGGGTTACAATGCCAAAACTTAATGAGTGCTTCGAGTTGATAAAAGAATGGGGTTTTGAATATAAAACTTGTGCTTTTACATGGGTAAAAAAGAATAAAAAATCTGATAGTTGGTTTATGGGAATGGGTAGATGGACACGAGCAAATTCTGAGATCTGCTTACTTGCTACTAAGGGTAAACCAAAAAGAATAAATGCAGGAGTTCGTTCTGTAGTTGATACACGCATAGAAAGACATTCTAAGAAACCTGATTGTGTAAGAGATAGAATTGTAGATCTTTGTGGAGATTTACCAAGAATAGAATTATTTGCAAGACAAAGAGTAAAAGGTTGGGATTGTTGGGGAAATGAGGTTTAAATGAGTAGAAAATATCGTGAAGATGAATGGGTTGAGTTTCTCAAGAGGATTGGGGAAGGAAGATCTGCGAGGGATGTTTGTCATAATGATAAGGATATGCCGAGTTGGAGAACTGTATCTGAGAAGCTGAATACTGATAATGGATTTGCTAGTAGGTATGCTTTGGCTATGGAGAATAGAGGTCAGGTATATGCTGATAAGATTACTGAGACAGTTAGTGATATGTTGGAAGGTAAGATAGATTATAATCAGGCTAGAGTAGCGATAGATGCGTTGAAGTGGCAGTCAGCTAAGTTAGCACCGAAGAAGTTTGGTGATGTGCATAGGATGGAAGTGAAGCATGAGGCAAGTTATTTGGATGCTTTGAAGGAGGTAAGTAAGGTGGTTGAGGGAGAGGAAACCGCTCTACCGAATACATTACGCACACGCAAAGAGGCTCAAGATAAAGACACAATTCAATAGGTCGTTAGATAACTGACCTGACGAAACTCGTTGATATACAACGATTACAGCTAAGGTTAGCCATTATGTTAGCCACATTTAATATTTATTTTACATTTTTGTAGGGATATTTGATCTGACCCCCCCTCAGATTTAGGCAGGGGGCGGTGATAGATATATATACCCCTCTCAATTTCGGTACTGCGAGATCCCCCTTATCTTGCAGGGGCAAGGGGCGGGCATTTGAGCAATACAACTGAAACATTACTAAAATTACGCAACGATCCAGTTTTATTCGTTGAAGCGATACTTAAAGCCACCCCCCAAAAGTGGCAACGTGAAGCCTTAATAGGCATACGAGATAATGATAAAATATCGATTAAGTCGGGTCATGGTGTTGGCAAAACTGCCTTCCAGTCATGGCTTATTCTTTGGTGGCTCTTAACCCATTATCCTTGCAAGATAGCGGTCACAGCTAACACTGCTCACCAATTGAGCGATGTATTGTGGTCTGAGGTTGACAAGTGGTATAGGAGGCTTCCTGAGGGCTTTAAGAACCAGTTAGAGGTAAAGACAGACAAGATCTCATTAAAGGGTGCTTCTGACAGCTTCTGTGTTGCGAGAACCAGTAGACGTGAGAACCCTGAGGCTTTGCAGGGCTTTCATAGCGAGAATATGTTGTTCATATGCGAAGAGGCTTCGGGTATCCCTGATGTCGTCTTTCAGGTTGGTGAAGGTGCTTTATCGACTGAGGGTGCTAAGGTTGTCATGTGTGGTAACCCTACAAGATCTGATGGATATTTCTATGAGAGCTTTCATTCGATGCGAGATAGATGGTTTAACATGACTGTCTCTTGTGAGGATGGCGAGTATGTATCTGACAAGTTTTTGGAAGATATGAAGTCGAAATATGGCGAAGAGAGCAATATTTATAAGGTTCGTGTTTTAGGCGAGTTCCCTACCCAATCTGACGATGTTTTATTACCACTTCATTTAGTGGAAAGTGCAACAAAGCGAGATGTTGAGGCATCCCCTATGACCCCCGTTGTTTGGGGATTGGATGTTGCGAGATATGGCAATGATAGATCTGCCTTAGCGAAAAGAAGGGGTCAGGAGCTATTAGAGCCGATTAAGACATGGTCGCAAAAAGATTTGATGGAAATGGCGGGTATAATCCTGACTGAGTATGAGGCTGTTAGGTACAATGACCGCCCTACTGCCATTTATATTGATGCTATTGGGATAGGTGCAGGACTGGCTGATAGGCTGAAGGAATTGGGATTGCCTGCGATATCGATAGCGGTATCGGAGAGTGCTTCGTTAAAGGACAAGTTCACCCGTTTAAGGGATGAGTTGTTTTGGAATTGTCGTGAGTGGTTTGAGGGCAGAGATGTTCACATACCGCATGATGATAATCTAATTCAGGAGATTACGGGTATTCGTTACAAATATCTTTCTACTGGCAAATTAAAGATTGAGAGCAAGGATGAGATGAAACGCAGGGGTCAGAGGTCGCCTGACGTAGCTGATGCCTTTGTTTTGACGTTTGCGGAAAATGGATCAATTGCAAGTGGAGCGATGAGTAAATGGAACAGTCGGAAACCCCTAAGACCGAACAGTGTTTGGATAACGTAGTTAAGTTTCCTGATAGGGGCGAAAAAGTGACTTATGTAAGCCCTGAGAAGGAAGAAGACTTTGGTTATGCGTTGGAGATATTTTGCACTATGGCGAATGGTGTTCATGTATCCAACAATCTTAGTTGGCAGGACATAATGATTGCGATGATTGTGGCTACTGCCAATTGTGCTGTAAAGGCAGATTTGAGTGAGGAAGAGTTTATTGCGTTTTTGCAGAGGATAAAGGCAGGCGAGTTTAATGATTGATCCAAAATTAAAAAGATTAGGATTGACAAAGTATAATCAGCCTAAACGCACCCCCAATCACAAGACTAAGTCTCATGTGGTTGTTGCCAAAGTCGGGGATACGACAAAGACAATTAGGTTTGGTCAGCAGGGTGTTAAGGGTGCGGGTGCTAATCCAAAGACGAAAAAGGAAAAGATGAGGAAGCAGAGCTATTATGCGAGGCATGATGCTCAAGATCCTAATCCATCAAAGTTATCTGCAAGGTACTGGTCACATAAGACGAAGTGGGCTTAGATATGGCACAAGACAATTTATTTTCTTTTCAGCCTAATTCTATGAATGATACACAGCAAGGTTTATTATCGGCATTTAACCCTTCTGATGCACTCCCTGCTCCACGTTATACGGGAATGTTGCTTCCCATTGAGAGGGATATGTATGGCAATAAGGGCAACTTTGAGTTGGCTGTGCCTCAGTTTTTGCAGGATGCCTATAGCGGAATAAACAAGTTTGGTCAGGCTTTTAGGGGCGAATTAAATCCTCAAGAGCTACAACAACTTGCCTCTGATACTGCCTTTAATGTTGCAGGCGGTGGCTTATTAGGCTCAAAAGTTATCCCAAATGCAGTTCCTGAAGGTTCTTTAGGCATATTTGCAGGCAAGTATGCTAAAACCTTTCCAGTTGTTAATGAGATAACAAACAAAAGAGGTCAAATTTTAAATGACCAAAATCGTTTAATGGGCGAATATCAAAACATTTCTCGTGAACTTACAAAGGGTCGCATGGCACTTGGAGATGAGTTGACAGACGATCTTGTAAAAAGAAAAAGTTTGCTTGCCGATCAAATGCAAGACAACACTTTACAAGTTGGTAAACTAGAAAACGATGTAATAGGTCTTTTAGACAAAAGGCTTGCTGATGAGGGTGAGATAAGTTTTTTTAGACAAACTGATAATGAGTTTGGTAAAGGCTTGTTTAAACTACCTGATAATCAATTTAGGTTTGAGATTGACGACAGACCTGCGAAAATAAAACTTAATATAGCGGATGATAGTCAGGCTTTATTTAACAACATAACTGGCGATGCGTTAGAACGTGTTTTGCCGAGAACAGAAATGGGTGTAACAAAGAAACTTAGTGACTTTTTAGATCACGATGAATTATTTGAAGCATATCCGCAACTTAAAGATTATCCAGTAAAAATTAAATTTGACACAAAAGATGGTGCGAGAGGCTCTTTTAATAGAATTGGAAAAAATATTACTATTAACTTAGCTGATATGCGACCAATGATGGAAGGTTCTGCTACAACTGGCAAAAAGTTAAAGCAAGATATCAAGTCAACATTAATGCACGAAATACAGCACGCAATTCAAGAAATTGAGGGATTTGCTAGAGGCTCAAATCCTGCTGTTAGTAATTCATACGAAGCGGTTTCTCAGGCTGTTAGGCAAAGACAAGATATTATTCTTAAAAATCAAAAAGGTCACAATGCCTATAATTCGGCTAGAGCAGACCTAATAAATTTAGGTGGTGCTGAAAGAATTAAATATTATGAGCAAAAGGCTTTGCAAGACAGCCATCAGCCACGTTTACTTTTTAATCAAAACAATTGGTACAAGTATGGTGGTGACATTAGCAGGGAAGTAAGTCAAGAACTTGGCTATGCTTACAAAAAAAGAAAAAGCCCTGAAAGAGAAAAATGGATTTCAAGAGCTTTTGAAAAACTTGCTGAAAAAGAAAGGGCAGAAATGCCAGTGTCTTCACGTTTAGCTGATACACTTACAATGAAAGAGATAAAAAGTCAGTATGGCAAAGCAAACCGCATAACCAATAAAAATTACCAATCTTTTGCAGATTACAGAAATGCTAGAACAAGTTTAGAAGAAATACAAAACAGCAACAGATATGCCAGTGGTAACCCTGAAAAAGATTATAACATTTATAGTGATAGTTTAGGTGAGGTTGAGGCAAGAGGGGTTCAAGCAAGAGTTGAGCCTGCTAAAAATAATAGATTTATGAGGTCATATTTCCCACCTGACCAGTTTCAACAAGGAAGCATGGAAAGACCACCGCCATTTGGCTTGAAAAACACATTAAGGCAACAAGGCGGTTTTTTCCAAGATTAAATTTACAAAAAAGGGGAAGTAAAATGCAACATTGTGATGTTTGCACTTACGAGTGGAAATGTACTGCTCGATGTAAGTGTTTATTGGGTAAAATTAAGCCTGAAGAGATTGAGGTTGAAATGCCTAAACCTATTCCAGTTCAAACCACTAGAGGGGTGACTATGAGTAATGTAGTTCCACTCAAGAAAAGAGGAAGGAAAAAGAAAGATGCCTAATATCGGTGGAAAGAAATTCCCTTACACAAAAGAGGGTATGAAGAAGGCTAGTGTTTACAAAGCCAAAGTTAAAAAGAAAGTTAAGAAGAAATCCAAATGATTGTCAGGCTTTATCGCAGACCGAAAAAGGAAGCTCCAATATTAGAGTTGGTGACTTGTAATGGATGTGTAACCCCTAAGCTATGTAAAAGAAGTGGAAAATGTGATGTCGATGACGAAATCCAAAAAAAACGTGCCGATTTGGAACAAGAAAAGACCGAAGTCATTGAAAAAATCCACCCCCCTATCAAAAAACCAAATCGCCTCAGCCAAACAAAGAGCCAAAAAAGCGGGAAGAAAGTATCCTAATTTAGTGGACAATATGGCTGTCGCAAGGAAGAAAAAATAATGGCAAAAATGACAGATGAAAGATTGGGATCTATTATCCAGTCTGAAATTACCGATAGCCAAAATCACTTTGAAACTGAGTATTCAGCAGACAGATTAAAGGCTATTGACTATTATTTGGGTGAGCCATTTGGCAATGAGATTGAAGGCAGAAGCTCTGTGGTATCTACTGACTTTGCTGATGCAGTTGAGCAGATCATGCCATCGCTTATGCGTATTTTTACCAGTTCCGATAAGTATGTCAGGTATGCTCCGAGAACTGCTGAGGATGTAGAAAAAGCCGAACAGCTAACAGATTATGTGAACTATATCATCAATAACGACAATGATGGTTATAGGATTATGTATAACTGGTTTAAGGACAGCCTAATGTTTAAGTTAGGTGTTGTTAAGTATTGTTGGGATGAGACATCTACAATTCAGGAAGAAGAATATGAGGGTTTAACTGAAGAAGAGTTGGCTTTGTTATTGGCTAACCCTGACATTGAGGTTGTTGAAAGGCAAGAGAACTACACCACTGTTATAAATGAAATGGGTGAAGAAGTTCAGGTTCTTAACAGCTATGATTTAAAAGTTAAGATTACTAAGAAGTCAGGCAAGATTAAGATTGAGAATGTGCCACCTGAGGAGTTTTTATTTAACCGCAGGGCTAAGTCTTTAGAAGACTGTTATTTTTTATGTCATAAGACAACTATGTCAGTGAGTGATTTGGTGTCTATGGGATATGACAGAAAACTCATTGAAGACAATGCAGGCATGATTGATGGCGAGATAGATGAGGAAAGACAAAGACGTTTTGAAGATCTAGAAAGTCAGTCAGGCAATGATCCAGTAGACCCGTCACAACATGAAGTTGTGGTACATGATATCACAATGAAGGTTGACTATGATGACGATGGCATCGCTGAAATGCGTAGGATCTTATCTATTGGTGATGGCGGAGATGTAATATTAGAAAATGAAGTTGTAGATTACATTCCTTTCGCAGTTATATCACCAATACTTATGCCTCATAGACTTGTTGGAAGATCTTTATTCGATCTAACACAAGACTTGCAGACAATTAAATCAACATTGTTAAGACAATATCTTGACAGCACATATCACTCAGTATTGCCGAGAATGGTGGCTGTCGAAGGTCAGGTTAATCTTGACGATTTATTGGATGGAACAGCAGGCGGTATTATCAGGACAAGACAAGCGGGTGCAGTTCAGCCTTTAACTGGTCAGGGTATTGGTGGTGAAATACAGCCACTGATGCAATATCTAGATCAGGTAAAAACATCTAGAACTGGAATAAGTGAAGCAAGTCAAGGTCTTGACCCGTCAGTTCTGCAAAGTACAACCGCTTCGGCTGTTAGTGCTACTGTTAGAGGCTCTCAGCAAAAACTAGAGAGTTACGCAAGAACAATGGCTGAGACTGGTGTTAAGGATTTATTTAAGGGCATATTGCACCTGATATCTGCCTATCAGCAACAGCCTCGTATTGTGAGATTAAGAAATAATTTTGTGTCTGTAGATCCACGAGAGGGTGATAGCGGGTACGATGTAATTGTTAATGTAGGGTTAGGAACAGCCGATGACGAACAAAAAATCAGTTTTCTCCAAGCTATTGCACAAAAGCAAGAGACTATTTTGCAAACTTTGGGAGCAGACAATCCGATTTGTAACTTATCTCAATACGTTAATACCTTACGACAAATTACCGAAATTGGGGGATTTAAAGATGCTAATCAGTTCTTTAACCCGCCTCAGGCTGTGCAGATGCAAATGCAAATGCAACAGCAACAACAGCAAGGGCAAGAAAATCCAGTAGCACAAGCTGAGATGCAAAAGGCTCAGGCTGAGATTGAAGCAAAGAAGATGAAGATAGAGGCAGATATTGCACTTGCTAGAGAAAAGGCACAAGCGGACATTCAGCTTGCAAGAGAAAAGATGCAGGCAGAGTTAGAGATGCGAAGGCAAGAGCTAACTATGGAAGCCGAGTTAAGGGTGGCAAAGGCGGTTACTGATGCAGAAATCTCAACCAATTTACCGAGAGCATAATTTTTTAGGAGATATTTTATTTTTGGTGGCACATTCGATGACCCACCATCACTATAAGATGCACTCCATAAAAAGAATATTTATCCCGCCAGTTAGATATGGGCAGTATAGGGTTTTCTATTTTGACTCAAAACCAACTGGTGTTTGCACATGGGCATGGGTATCCGATGAGATCCTGCACAAGCTAAAACATGAGAATTATTTGATACAGCCGAATGATTGGCAGTCAGGTGATAATTTATGGTTTGCGGATTGGATTAGTCCATTTGGCAGAACAAGGGAAATGGTTCGCTCTATGAGGGAATTTTCAACAAAGAATTTTGGAACAAATGTAAAGGGTCAATGGTACAGACCATCGAAGAGGAAAAATGGCTATGCGATTTCAAATAAAAAAATTACTTGAAGGATATGATCCTGCCGACCTAATCGAGCAGTCAATGTATTGCTTTGGATCTGATGATGGAGGCGGAGGTGGTGGTGGTGACAGTAGTTCTATGGGTATGGATGATGATGTATCTGCTCAAGCCAGTGTAAGCGACACCTCAAGCAACAATGATAGTTCTAGCGATATGGGGCTAGATAGTTCAGTAGCCGACCAACAAAATGTATCAGCGAATACAAATGCTCAAGACAATTTCAGCAATATGGATAATTTTAGTTATCCAAATACACAGAACTTTAGTGTTCAACAAATAGACCCATATGACATACAGCAAACTCAAGCACAAAACTTTGCTTCAAATATCGGTTTAGCTACTATGGCAAATGCTGACTTGTCTCCTGAGGCAATGGCATCTATTGGCACAACTGGTTATTCTCCTGATAGTGTGACTGGCTTTGCCAACCCAACTGATGTAAGTGATTTCACAACAGCCGATCAAATGGCTTCTATGTCAAATGTAAATAATATTGCTAAAATTGGAATGTTTCCTAACATTCCTACCCCTTTAGGTGCTGTAATAAACAACATAAGTAAGATGGGGTCACAAAACACAATTGATAACATCAATATGGGCTACACACCAACATATTCAGGCGGTCAGGTAACTGGCACAACTGGTTTTGGGATAGGTATGGGAAGCCCTACTGGTGCTGTTGATGGTTATGGTATTTTTTCAAATACTTCACCCTCAGAAATGAGTTTTGGTGGTATGAGCAATATGGGTGGCAACGAAAGCGAGCCAATAAAGCCTGCCACAACTAATCCAGTTAGCGGACAGCCAATATGCCCTGATGGCTATAGGTTTGATGACGATTTGCAGGCTTGCAGGCTAGACACAACAAGACCAAATAGACCAAACAACCCTAACCCATTTCCTGCTAATGAGGCTTATTATAGGGCTACAACTTTAGATAAAGCCCCGTTGAATTTACCAAGCGGTTTTGACTTTAACAAAGCTAATCAGAACTTTGTAAGTCAGTTTGCCTATAGACCTTCAGCATATCAAAACCAAATGGGGCTAAGTGGATTTACACCTTTTAGGAGATCTTAATGCAGGAAGGCAGTGCAAGAGAGGATCTAGAAAAGGGAGGCAAGGCTGACATTCTTCTCAAGAACGTAGTCTTTATAGAGGTCTTTGAAAATTTAGAAAAACAATTTTTAGATGCGTGGAGAAACTCACCACTGAAGGACAGTGAGGAGAGAGAACGCATTTACTATCTTTACCAGTCTTTGCAGGCACTTAAATCAGGAATAGAAAATGTTAGTGCTAATGGAAGGATTGCTAAGGCTCAGTTAGACAGACTAATTGGGAAATCAAAATAATATAAGGGAAAACAATTATGGAAAATGTAAACTCGAAAGAGAGCGGTTCTATATCAGTAAACGAAGCAATTGACAGATTATTACCTCAAATGGAAGCAGAAGCTAACCCTGAAGTTGAGGCAATAAACGAGCCTGAAGAAGAGGCTCAAGTATCAGAAACAACAGAGCAAGAGGAAGTCTATGAAGAAGATATCTCCGATGAAGGCGAAGAAGTAGAAGATACAACCGATCAGGAAGATGATGACGAAGAAGCCGAAGAAGAAGTCCAACTCTACAAAGTCAAGATTGATGGAGAAGAGGCAGAGGTAACTTTGGAAGAGGCTCTAAGTGGTTATCAGAGAGAGCGGACTTTTCATAAACGCATGAACGAAATCTCACAAAAGAGCAAAGCGATTGAGGCAGAAAGTGCTGAGACGAAGCGGTTGAGAGATGAGTATGCGAGAGGACTTCAGCAATTGGAGCAAGCACTAAGAGTGCCTGAGCCTAATTGGGAAGAACTGCGAAGAACAAAAACCAATGAAGAGTTTGCAAGTATTCACGCAGAATACCAAATTCAACAAAACAATTTAGCTAAAGTACAGCAACAACAGCAGGCTATTATGTCTCAACAGCAGGCGGAAGTACAAGCACAATATCAAAATCACCTAAAGGCTGAGTTTGATACAATGCTCGATAAGATCCCTGCGTGGAGAGATGAAAAGGTCAGAGAAGCTGAGAGGTCAAAAGTGATCTCATATGCTAAATCCAAAATGGGTTACACCGATGATGAAATTGCTCAGGCAAGTGATCATCGAGCCATTGTAACTTTGAGGAAGGCAATGTTGTATGATGAGTTAATGGGTGGCAAAACTCAAGCCAAAAGAAAGGTTAAGGTTGCCCCGAAAATGGTTAAAGCAGGATCTCCGAAAACAAAGTCTGAAGTTGTATCGAAACGTAATCAAGACATGATGAAACGTTTTAATAATAACAGCACTATAGAAGGTGCTGTGGAACTACTTTTAAACAGATCAGCCTAAAGGAGAAAACTAATGGCGACACATACCACAACTACAGCAGTTGGAGAGAAAGAACAACTAGCTGATATTATCTATAAGATTGATAGTGATGAAACTCCTATCTTTTCTTTAGCAAAAAAAGAAACAGTGAATGGCACACTCGTTGAGTGGCAAGTTCAGGAACTAGCTACAGCAGGACAAAACAGTCTTTCTGAAGGTGCAGATGCAACTTACGCAACTCCAACTGCAACAACAAGACTTAACAACTACACTCAGATTGCAGGAAAAGACTTTGCAATCTCAGGAACATTGGAAGCTGTTGATAAGGCAGGAAGAGCGAAGGAAAGTGCTTACCAGTCAGTGTTAAAAGGACTTGAGTTAAGAAGAGACATCGAGAAGATTATCGGAGATCTTAACGTAGCTAAGTCAGGCTCTGAGCCTCGTAAGACAGCTACCCTTATCACATGGATGACAAATGGATCAGCAGATCCTGCGGACATTTCATTTGGTACTGGTGATGGTTCTGATGTTGCAGATTTAACTGGAACTGAAGAGGCTTTAACATTAGCCAAAATTGACACTGCCGTTACTCAGGCATGGCAAGATGGCGGTAAGCCGAGAGTTTTAGTTTGTGATGCAACAAACAAAGCTAACATTTCTGACTTATCACAAGCAGGAACAAATCTTGTAACAAATCAGGTGAACACAACTCAGGGTCAAGCCCCTTCATTTGTGGGTGCAACTTCTGTTTACTTAACAGATTTTGGAACTCTTGAGTTAACACCTTCAAGATTTA